TCGGAGGAACTGCAGGAGACGGCAATCAGCTTAGGAGGCGCTTTCTACGAAACACACCTGCTCTTGAAACTCTACGAGAACGAGTTGGAGAAGCGTCTAGGAAGGGTCATCTCGTCGGACTCGACGGAAGGAAACTCTGGGTCAGATCAGAACATAGTGCACTGAACACGTTACTACAGGCGGCAGGTGCTATCATTATGAAGAAGGCTCTGGTGTTACTGGACGATTACGCAACGCAACACAAGATAGACTACAAGTTTATAGGGAACGTACATGACGAGATACAATCGGAGGTGGCTACAGAACAAGCAGAGAAGTTCGGCTGGCTCGCAGTTGAGTGCATCAAGGCGGCTGGCATTTCTTTTGAACTCAGATGCCCACTCGACGGAGAGTACAAAGTTGGATCAACGTGGGCGGAGACACACTGATGGAGACAGCAATGAATTACAAAAGAGGTGAGGGCAAGTACTACAAAGACAATCCTGAGTCTGTTTGGAAGCGTGACCAGACTAAAATGTTTGTAAACGGAAAGTACATACCTAAATCTCACCCGCTACACAAACCCGGACGCTACAAGACATTTGAAGATGCAGCCTTTAGCAGTCTAGCGAAGTACGAACTTAGTCGTGAGGGTCAGGTGTACATCATCACTAACCCCAACTTCCCTGAGTGGGTCAAGGTGGGTATGGCTATAGATTCAGAGGACAGGCTCAACGGTTACCAAACATCGTCACCCTTCAGAGACTACGCACTGTTCACCTGCTGGTCTGTGACTGACAGACGATCTGCTGAGTCAGAGGCGCATAGTCTACTAGAGAAAACGTATGACCGCAAGGGTGAGTGGTTCAACTGCACACCAGAGCAAGCCAGAGACTCTATCTCTGAACTAATGGAGCAACACAAATGAACAAACTTTACTCACTGGTAGACGATATCTACAAGGTAGTCTCTGAGAAAACTCCTGCTGACGGTGTTGACCTCTACGATGAGATAGACCGCTTCGGTGAAAACTGTAAGCGTCTGATGACTAACCTGTTCACAGAGAAACGTGACGGACGTAAGCTGCGTATGTCCAACATCGGGCGTGACGATCGTTACCTGTGGAACGTAGTGAACAACCCTGACGTACAGGAGGAGATGACTCCTAACACTTACGTCAAGTTTATGTATGGGCATCTGATCGAAGAGATGCTGTTGTTTCTCACTAGACTCTCAGGACACGAGGTGACTGATGAACAAAAACAATGTGAGGTTGCGGGTATTACGGGGTCTATGGACTGCAAAATTGATGGTGTTGTCACTGATATTAAGAGCGTGTCCTCTTTTGGGTTTAAGAAATTCAAGGACGGAAGTTTGGCTTATGATGATCCGTTTGGATACGTTGCTCAGATTAAAGGCTATGCACATTCCGAAGGTGAAACATCGTTTGGTTGGTTAGCTATGGACAAACAGAACGGACACCTGACGTACCTCTTGTACGACTCTGAGGACACACAAGCTCCCGTTCACGATAAGATCTCTTACGACATAGAGGAGCACATTGAACGCGTAAAAAAGCTAGTGGAGCAGCCAGACGCACCAGAGCATTGCCACGAGGCAGTACCAGATGGCAAAAGTGGAAACATGAAGCTCGCCGTCGGTTGTTCCTATTGTCCCTACAAGCATACCTGCTGGCCCGGAGTAAGAACGTTCCTGTACTCAAGTGGGCCAAGATATTTAACAGAGGTAGTCAATGAGCCGAAGGTCACGGAAATCTAAACTAGGCAACTTCAGGTCGGAGTTTGAGAGAGATGTCGCAACGCAGTTACAACCATTTGGCTTTAGCTACGAGCCGTTCCAAGTGGACTACATCATCGAACGGAAGTACACACCAGACTTCGTGTACGAGAAAAACGGACGGACGTACCTCATTGAGTGCAAAGGATACTTTCGTGCAGGAGACACGCAGAAGTATAGAGCGGTCGCTAGGTCGATACCGTGGACGTACGAACTCATATTTGTCCTGATGAAGCCTAATCAGAAAGTGAGTAAAAGTACCAAACTTACTATGGCAGAGTGGTGTGACAAACACAATATTTTATGGTACAATATAGATACACTAAAGGAGTTAGTCGATTATGTCTCTGACACTAGAAGAAATTAAGGATCGTTTGTTGCGGTTGTACGACCCTGACGATCTTCTGGAAGCACTGCAGATCTCCTCTGAAGAATTACTAGACAGATTTGAAGACAAACTTCTGAAAAGGTTAGAAGAGTTTCACGAAGAACTAGAGGAGGAAGAATATGAAGAGCAGTGGTGAGAACGAGTGGACAGACTATAAATCCATAGACGATGTACCGCCACAGGAGTGGGATAAGGTGAACAAGAGTAAGACTTTTACAGGGAAACTGTTTCACCCCAGTGACAAACACAATCCAGTAACCCAGCCTGACCACTACAACAAGGGCGCTATCGAAGCCATCGAAGCTATCAAGGCGTCCATGCACCCGCAGGAGTACAAGGGTTACCTCAAGGGTAACTGTCTGAAGTACCTCTGGAGATACGAGTACAAGAACGGTGTCGAGGATCTCAGGAAGGCCAGAGTGTACCTAGACTGGCTCATCAAGGAGGTTGCCTCGTGAAAGTAATTGACGGCAAGTTTGGAACAAAGACAGAAGAAAAGGAGATAACCACGGCTGAGTTTCTGGCTGCGTTTGCTGCAAAGGCTACGCTACAGGAGAACGAGGGCAGGAAACCAAAGGTAGTCGTGGTCATGTACGAGGACGGTGAGATGTTTGAAGTAGCGTCCAACGAGCAGTACCCTGATGGAGTGTACATGCTCCTACAGTTAGCGGCACAGGCAATCATAAACGAAACACTAGGAGTAACGGAATGAGAATAACTGATGCAACAATCCGAAACGCAAACAACGGATTTATCCTTGAGTGGTACGATGATGAGAGTAAGATTATGATCTACGACACAATGGACGCACTCGTTGCTGCAATCCGCGAACTACTGGAGGACTAATGGACGCATACCAACAATACATACACAAGTCACGGTACGCTAGGTACTTACCTGAGGAGAAGCGTAGGGAGACTTGGGAAGAAACAGTAGCAAGGTACGTCAATTACTTTGCAAATAAGTTTGACATCGAAGAGTCTTATGATGAAATACTTACAGCCATTGACAACCTAGACGTAATGCCCAGCATGAGGGCACTGATGACTGCTGGTGAGGCGCTGGAGCGTGACAACGTAGCAGGGTTTAACTGTAGCTATCTGCCTATAGACCACCCTAAGGCGTTTGACGAACTCATGTACGTCCTTCTGTGTGGCACAGGCGTAGGCTTCAGTGTTGAACGACAGTACATACAGAAATTACCGGAGGTGGCAGAGGAGTTCCATGAAACAGATACAGTTATCAATGTTGCAGATTCGAAGATCGGATGGGCGAAATCGTTTAGGGAGTTGGTATCACTGTTGTACACAGGTCAGGTTCCCAGATGGGACGTTAGCAGAGTACGACCTGCAGGTTCCCCGCTCAAAACTTTCGGAGGTCGTGCAAGTGGCCCTGAACCTCTCATCGACTTGTTCAGATTCACAGTGGACTTGTTTCGGGAAGCTGCTGGACGAAAACTTAGCTCCATTGAATGTCACGATCTTTGCTGCAAGATTGCTCAAATCGTTGTCGTTGGAGGAGTCAGACGATCAGCACTCATCAGCCTCAGTAACCTCACCGACGATAGACTCCGACGATGCAAACACGGACAGTGGTGGGTAGAAGAACCCCAGCGTGGTCTGGCGAATAACTCAGCGTGTTACACAGAGAAGCCAGACTTTGAAGCGTTTCTCAACGAGTGGAGTAGCCTATATGAATCACGATCTGGCGAACGAGGTGTCTTTAGTAGAGTCGCAAGTCAAAAGCAAGCTGCAAGAAATGAACGAAGAGATGCTACCTTTGATTTCGGAACTAATCCGTGTAGCGAAATCATCCTCAGACCCTACCAGTTCTGTAATCTTTCAGAGGTTGTTGTTAGGCCACAGGATACACTCGCAAGTCTCAAACGAAAAGTTCGGGTTGCGACTATCCTTGGGACTCTTCAGGCTACCCTCACAAACTTCAGATACCTCAGAAATATTTGGAGAGTAAACACGGAAGAAGAGGCACTGCTGGGTGTGTCACTGACGGGCATCATGGATCACCCGTTGCTGTCTGGGAGAGGAGACAATGCTAAACTTAAGAAGTGGCTTACAGAGATGCGTCAGGAAGCTATCGACACTAACAAGCTCTGGGCTAAGAAGCTGGGAATCAACGCTTCTACTGCTATTACCGCTGTTAAGCCTTCGGGTACTGTTAGTCAGTTGGTCGATAGCGCTAGTGGTATCCATCCTCGTTATAGTGCACAATACATACGCAGAGTACGTGCAGATGCTCGTGACCCACTTTGCAGCGTCCTAGAGGCCGCAGGAGTGCCTGTAGAGGACGATCTCATGTCACCCAGTACTAGGGTATTCTCCTTCCCTATCGCGTCTCCTGAGGGCGCTGTGACAGCCTCAGAGATGGGTGCTATGGAGCAACTAGAGCTATGGGAGATATATCAGGACTACTGGTGTGAACACAAGCCGTCCATGACTTGCTACTACCGTGACGAAGAGTTTCTGGAGGTGGGACAGTGGTTGTACAACAAGTTTGATAAGGTCAGTGGTATCTCTTTCTTGCCTTACTCAGACCACACTTACCAACAGGCTCCTTACGAACCTGTGGACAAAAAGACGTACAACCAGTTAGTTAAGGATTTCCCAAAGGACATCTCTTGGGACATAGAGGAGGCCAGCGACATGACCGAAGGATCACAACAACTGGCCTGTACAGGGAACAACTGTGAACTATGACATGAAGAATATGGAGTAACCGTTAGACTTACCTACGTCCTCTGGTTTCTTTTTGGGATCATGGGGCGTAGGTATTCCTTGCGCTTGCATCTTCTTAATGCGCTCCTTTGACTTCTGACACATACTGTGGTAGTCAATGGATGTGTACTCTACTGTGTGCTTATCTTTCATTGTCCATCTCCGTTGCTGCTGTGACTGCCCAAGACCCACGGTACAGAGACTCTAGGTAATCTCTTGCTTCTGGTGTAAATTTAGAATCACGTAAGACACGCTTGCTGTAGTTTACTGGGCTTTCTCCTTTATTAATTTTTATACCTGTCATTTCTTCTGTCTTAGCTACAGCCTCTTTTTCACGCTGTTGTATTCTTTCTTGTCGCCGCTCTTTCTTTAAAGCGTCTACGTTACTATCAAAGCCCCCGCCTAGCTTAACTTTGTCCATTGTTCCTACCGTAACTAGTCCACTACCACCAATAGGGTCTTGACCAGCTAGGTCGTGTCTATCAGAAATGAGGGTATATACGTCTTTATTCTTAGTATCAATAGCAATAAACTGGTTGACACCGCCTAAGTCTTTCATCTCGCTTCGATAACCTTGAGACAAATACACAAAATCTCCGTCAACACTTATCTTTCCACCAAACTCTTCAAACGAGTTATCTAAAAAGTCAAGTAGTTTTTTCTCTGCAGCCGTAGGCTTGGCTTTACCGCCCATATTCTGCCGCATACTTCCTCTTAAGTACCTAAGTATTATTTCTTGCTGCTTTAAACCTTTTTCTGTTGATAACTCAGGAAAGTTTCTTCTTATTTCCTTTTTCAGCCGCTCGTTAGTCATCATAAAACTGGCTTTTACTATGTCAGTTATGTCATCTGGTGATAAAGTGTCAATTGTTTTTCCAAGTGCTTTGGCGTACGTGCTTAGTGTTTTTTCGGATGTTAAAGTACGTATAGCCGGGGACCCTCTACCAGACAAGCCTTTCCCTTCTTTTGTAAACCCCTGAGTTTGCGGTTCACGTACAACAACACTGGTGTTTCCGTTGTCTGCGTTATGTACAACTTTAACGTGGTTGAGCACTCTGTCTTGTACTTCTAAAGGAACCGCGTCTAGCTCCTCAAACATTTCTCGACGCAGCGCCTGTTCATCCCAGTCTGGTACTGTAATACGAGTGTTTCTAGCGGTCATAGGCAAAACAGAAATCAATGTTTCGTCTACCTCTCGCCCCATCTGTCGGTACAAGTTTTGACCAGCATAGGCGCTACCCACATCTAAATCGCCTTTTGTAGATTCTGGTCCTGTAATTTCATCAACGCGCCTCTGAGACACGCCCTTAGCTCTTTCGTTTGCTATTGCTTTAGGACTAAACACCTCTCTAATGGTAGCAGGAACAGCTTGTAGCGACTCCCCTAGAAAACTTAAAGGTTGAAGAGGACCATAAAAATTAAACAGGCCTTCTGCTCTTTTTCCTAGATTTGGTAGACCTACTTTCTGAAAAGGTTTTTCTAGTGTTGGTGACGCTAAAGCGGTTTCTATTTTTTTAAGGGGGCCGCCCTCTACCATTGTGTCTACGTTGCGTAACAGCTTGTTAGTCGCCCGTGTAGCAACGCTAGGAGCCTGCATACCGGGGATTATGTTAAGCGCACCAAATAGATTGCCTACGTTCTCTGATGCCCTAGGGTACGCTTGCTGTACCTCTTGGACTTTCTGCATAGCCGCTTGTCCAGTAGGTGTTGATAGTGCCGCTTCTGTTGCTTGACCAACAAGTTCATTTACACCCAAAGCCTCAAGCGGCATATTGAGCACATCGCCCACCATTGACCCAGTTTCACCCAAGCCTGCCAGAGCAACCTCAGGTACTGTCCTGCCTCTCTCAGCAGTCTCAGCAACTTTTAGTTGTGATCCAGCAAGCCTGCGCTGCGCGTCATTAACAGCCTGCTGAACTTCAAGTGGTATGCGTTCTAGGCTGTCCTGCACATTTGCTTTGGCTGTCTGAAAGCGAGCTTCAGCTAGTTTAAGATAGGTGTTTACCCAACTCATTCTTCTTTGGCCTCTTCTTCAGCGTCTTCCATGTACCCTTTGTACACTTCAATAATTGCTGCTCTATCTGCTCTTAGCTGTTTAACCATTTCAGGATTAGTGGCTACTTTAATTCCTTCGTTAAGACTCTCTAGCATTAACCGTAGCTCTTTCTGATAGTACACCTTTGAGAACGCACGTTTGGTCAAACCAAAGCCAGTATACGTAGAGATCAGCCCAGCAAAAAACGGGAGCATCTTAGGGTTTACTGAGGCACTTGCCAGAGCAGCCTGACCCAGAGGCGTAGTAGGCATATGTATATTCAGAGCACCCAAGTTATCTCTAATCCTAGCCATGATTGTATCGCCTTGCGGTATTCTGGAGTTTATAGCGTCCAGTGCAGCAAGCAAGTCTGATTCGTCTCTGAGCATCCTGTTAGCAATGTTAGAGTCACCAGTGTCTAGCATTTCGTTCATCGTTCGACGTATAATGCCATATATTTCATTTCTAGCTATAGCGCCTTTTTTGCCTTCTTGTCGCTTCAGTGAGTCAGCCCCTAGGTTTTGTTTGATCCACCTGTCTAACTCACGGCGAGCTTCAAGCATACCCAGAGGAGTTTGCTGGTGTCCACCAAGTGCTTCGGTAAGCTGATTCAGAGCCTTGTTTGCTTCGTCCATCAAACGTTTCTCGCCTAGGCCGGGGTTCTTAACCACCCACTCTTGTAGCTTCATCTTTACATTTTGCATGAGGTCTACGTGGTACACAGGATCTTTACGACGCCCCAGCAGCTTCTTTAGTTTTTCGTCTAAAGAAGATACCGCATCTGCAAGACTTTTAGCGTTGGCTCTGTCAGTACGAGACGGATCAACTCTGGCTAGTCTCTTTACAGTATCTACCCTTCGCCTTTCTTCAGGTGTCAAGATAGTCTGCTGTACCCGCAGAGGCCCTTGCGGAGCTGTTGTCTGTTTGTTTATCTGCTCTGCGCTCTTAGGCGGCGTAATAACACGCCAGATTCCTTTTTCAAGCACAGTCATTTCGTTTACTGTTCTAGTCTTTGGATCGTAAAATCGTACATTTGGGTTGTAACCAGAGTCAGCATCGACGCTCACGGGCTTGGCGTCAGGCCCTCTACGTAACCAAGCGCCCACGTTAAATGCACTTTCGACTACAAGTGCCATTTCAGGGTTGTTTTTCTTAAACTCAATCCACTGATCTTCACCAGCCTGAAGCACCTTTTGTGCCTCTTTACCTAACGGGTGTTCTACAAAGGCCTGCACAGCTTCCCTGTACTGGTTTTTTACAGCCTCTTCCATTTCGTCAGGAATTACAAGACTGTAACCGTCAGTAGACAGCGTGTACACATCACCAAATAAATCCCAACCTAGGCCAGCCATTGATCCAGCAAGCCCTAAAAACTGACTTGTCGTACTTAGACCTTGATTTTCTGTGTCAAACATATTAGTAGGCCCTTGATACGGGCCTTCTTCACGTAAAATATCAGACGCTTGTTGTATACGAGTTTTAAAAGACTCGCCCATGCTTTGCTTAAACTTCTCTAAGTTTTGCTCTGCCTCAATCGCCATAGACGATCTAGCGTTTCCGGGCTGCGCTAAGTTTCTCTGCTGCTTTTTTATGCCTTTCTTTTCAGCTTCAAACTCCTCACTAGAAATTTTGACAACCTTAGGCCCTCCAGTTACAGGACGGGCGTTGGCCTTTTCTTGCTCAAAGTCTTCTTCGGATATTTTAACAACAGTTGAATATGCCATGTTTACCTCAGGAGCTTGATAATTTCACCATTAGGTGACTTGACCATAATAGTGCCTTCGTTCTCGTTGACAACAATCTCACCACCCTGTTGTTCGTACATACGAGCAAACTCAGGCTGCATCCAGTCTACGCTGCCAGCCCACTCTTCTAACGACGCATCAGGCCCAAACTTAGCTTTTGTAATTAAAGATGTATAGTAAGCGTCTATTTTATTCAACGTCTGCTTCAAGTCTTCTTTTGACATAAGCCCATCTAAACTGTCAATAGTTGATTGAAGCAACAGGTTTTCAATATTAGACACCTGACCTAGTGTTGAGCCTGCGTCTTTGATTGTCAACAACTGGTCAAAACCCACATTAGCTCTAATGCTGTTTAGGTAGCCTTCAAAGCGTTTTGCCTCAGTTTCGGGAAGAACACGCAAAAGCTGCTTCCATCCACCTACGTCTTCATTTCTGTCTATCATTCCTATAGCATCAGAAATACTTAGTTTTACTCTCTGTGCCTTTAAGATTGCTTCGTTCGCTTTGTTTTTCTCTTTAGCAGCAGCGTCTGCAGCGGATCTGCTTTCGTATTCACCTACAGGAGCGCCGTTCTCAAAAGTATAAAATATACCATCTTTTTCTTTTACAGTAATCGTAGGTTTTTCAGGCCCCGCTGAAGCGCCTAGCACCTGTTGCCCAACGACGCGTCCTGCTTGGTCTGTCAAGAAATTAACTTGTTGCATTGTACCAGAAGTAGGATCAAAGATTTCTTGTCTAAATGAAGAACCGCCCCCTTGTTTAGATTTCTGTGCTTCGTAGGCAATTTGCATAGCCTCGTTAAGAGGAATCTCAAACGCTTCAGCCATGCCTATATAACCAGCTTGCTGTTTTGGATCATTTATGTTGAACTGCGGATTATTAGCAAGAGCCATTAACCTTCCTTTACCGCGACTAGAAATACCAGAAGTTCTTTTTTCTTGTGCGGTAACAGCCTGTTGTGCAGCATTAAAAAACACCTTAGACAGCGCATCGTTGCCTTCCATAGCGTACTTCTGACCCAGAGCGTTCAACTGGGCAGGGTCGTTAGCGTACTGCTGGAGAAGCTGTTGTGCTTCTCGTGAAGACCTACGCTCAGAAAAACCTCTGCCAACGTCAGTCAACATTCCACCGATGTCTTGACCAAACCGCTCTGTGGCTTTTCCTATTTGTTGTCCTATGTTAGTTCCTGCTGTAGCTAGGACGTCTGCGTTTATAGCCATTGTTGTTGTCCTCTGTTAATCAATAAAACCAGTGATGATGTCAGTAACTCCACCCAACAACGAGCTACCTAGGCCCATAGCGCCACTAAACATACCACCGTACAAGCTGGCGAGTCCTGCGCGTCTAGCGAGTTCTGCGTTGATGTTAGCCATCTGAGTTTCTAATCCAAACTCACCTTGCTGCCTACGCGCTACGTCAGACATAGACGCAATGTTCAACGCAGGTGATAGCGCTGACAACAGTGCTGCCTGAGGTGCGTACCCTGCTTGAAGCGCTTGTATTCCCATCTGTTGTTCAGCAGATTGCAACGCTTGACCGCCAGAAATAAGTCCTTGACCTCCAGTAAGCATCTGTAGCATTTGCTGTTGTCTAGCGGTATTAAGAGCTTCTCTCTGGGCCGCTAAACTAGAACCTAAGTTAGCGTACTGTTGTCCTAAGCCAGCCTGTTGCGCTTGCAAAGCTCCACCTAGTGTTGCTTGTTGACCAAACATACCACCTAGAGTCTGCGCCGTACCCAGAGCTTGCTGACGTTCTGCTTGTGCTTGCTGAATAGCTGCTAGTGATGCTCTGTTCTGTGCTTCTTCTTGTGCTTGAGACAACGCAAGCTGCTCAGGAGTACCACCAAACATGGCTGTACGTACACCTAAGCGTCCCTGTTGAGCCAGACGCTCTTCCAGAGCTAGTCTCTGTCGTTCTTCCTCAGGACGCTGTGTGGCTCTGATGCGTTCAAATACGGAAGCCTCACGAGCGGCTGTAGGCGTAAGAACATCCATAGCCGCTTGACTTGCTAAACCGCCATATTGCTGCCGTAAAGCCTGAATGTCTGCTGGTTGTTGTGCCGCAGCACCCATGAACTGACCACCTAAACCAAACGCCTGTTGTGCCGCTTGCTGTTGCTGAGATAAACCGTAAGGCGAAGTGCCTATCATCCCTCGACCTAAGTCAATGAGGTCTGCACCAGCAAACTGTGACTGAAGCGTTCCTATAGGCTCTCCTCCAATACGGTACTGAGCTTCACGCATCAGCGCGTCTTGTAGCGCCTGTTGTTGACCACTCAGCGCATACGTTGTCCCAGATGGCCCTCCAGTTACTGAGCCTATGCCACCAGACGTAACCGTAAAAGGCTGAAACGTAACGTCAGGTGCTGTTGCTTGTGGAACATCACCAAAAGCCTTTGTTACTTCTTCTGGAAGTTCATCGTATAAACCACTAGCAATATCGCTAATGAAGCCACCAAAAAGATTTCCAATAGCCATTAGTAAGTCCCTCCGTCAATCGTGCCTGTAGACAGAGTACCCGTAAACGTCAACGCAGGAATCGTTACAGTGCCAGTGAATGTAGGAGAAGCTGTGTCTGCTTTGGTTGCAACCGCTGTTGATATAGCGTTGAACTCAGTGTCAAACT